GTCCTCACGGTAGTCTTTCTCTATTGTTTCGTAGTTTGTTGAGTCTATTACTGTACCATCGGTGGTACACGCATAACCTTCGGCCATATCCTCAATGTCTGTACCGATAAACTCGAATGTACTCCCCTGCACCAAATTACATAGACTCGTGTTATAAGGATTGCCATGACCAGATAACTGACCACCGATGAACTGCACATTAGCGAAACCTTTGAATACCATTTGCGTACCGGTTTGGTTTTCAGCGGTGGCAACGGGTATTTGTTCTCCTGCGTCATTAGTATAAATAGCAGATCGTGCGAATGCTGTGGGACCATTACCATTTAAAATAACATTGCGGAAATGAATGGGCGCATGGTGTTCATATGCTTCACCTTGAAACGAAATCAACCGCCATCCAGAAAAATAATTCCCATCGAATCGACATTCCTCTATCGACATCTGGTTAATGCACTCACCCTCTGGCACGTTAACCCCCCATCGACACGAATACACAGCGACACGATGTAGCCACATTTTTTGGTTATCGCCAACATCGCCCGTGAACAAAAGACCCACGCCAAGATATGAGTTTGAACGAATGTGAAACTCGCGAATACTTCCCCTGCATCCTGAGAAATGAAACAGCGCCGTTTTTTGATCATACGGTATGGGGTTATTAGAAAAATTAGCAAATAGCTGCGTTAACTCGCGCCCAGCTCCAACAATGTTGAGTGTGGTAAATATCTCGATAGGATTATTATCAATATTGAAATACCAGCAACCTTCTGGAATGTAGATAGTCCTGCAACCGATAGCAATTGCGAAATCTCGACACCGTTCAAATGCCGCTTGGTTGTCGATTTTTTCCGATGGTAGAGTGCCAAAAAAATAACTTACTCTTCCCCCTACATCCTTGTGTCCAAACAACCCAAAGTCTACGTAGTTTAAACGGTCAAACGTAACCCCTTGCCAGGTGAACCAATGCACCGTGTCGTCTTCTGGTTGAGGACTGTTTTCAGTGGCTGTATAGCTCAGGATGCAAACATAGGGTTTGCCGTTAGCACTGGTTACAATTTGTCTTTCAATATATGTAGTTGCGGTGAAACCTGTAGCATTAGGATAATCAATAAAAGCTTTTGATGATGAAGTATTAAATTGATCTTCGCTTTTATCAATTAGCGCATTTACCGCATTAGCCACATCCTCGCCCGTACTATTGCCGGGAGTGCCCTTTGCTAACGCCTGTAATTTTTCTATTTCGGCCATTGTTTTAGCTACTCAACTGTAATTCTGGTTACGGCGCCACTGGACCGCAGCGAAAACGAACTCTTGGCGGCATTGCCGCGAGGGAATGAATCGGATAAATTTGACGGTGTAAATGAGGCGGTGAATTCCTCTCCATCAGCGTACTCGACTCTGTAGTTCGATTTACGCCCGCTCATGGCATCAGCGCGCATTGCATGATAAGCGGCCTGGTTGGTGTAAATAATTGAACCAGAAACAACTAATTGCCTGCCTACCAATTCGTTATTTAAGTAAGATATATAAGGCGTGGTTGAAGCGTTATTGAGTTGTACCAAAGAACCCTGAAATGCTATCGAAGCTTCTAGCTGACCAATCAGAACATTGCCATCTTTCCAGATGATGCATTTTGAACCGTTGTAATGCTCACCAATACGAATTCGGGTTGCCAGCTCAATGCTGTCATATAACTCAACATCGAAATACAGTTCACCAATTAACGTTTCAATCATGATATAGAATTAGGGGTATCACCCTCACCCTGGATGTATCGCGATAAATCACCATCGGTATAAACGTTGATCGTGCTGCCATTGGCCTCCAGCGCCTTGCCAGCTAAACCACCGGCATAAGCGCCCGCCTCTCCCGGTTGGCCGGGGCCTCCGCCAGCGCCAGCTAAATCGAAAGCTTCGCCTCCTGAACTTGCTGAACCGTCCTGCCCTTCGACCCCAGCATATCCCTGCCCGCCTGTGCCTGGCTTGCTACCGGAGCCGCCACCGCCACCATGATGAATGACACTGTATTTAGGCTCGTACTCTTCGGGTGCTGCACCACCACCGCCACCTGGGGCTTTTAAATAGCCATCGGCGGTGTATGAGCCATTACCAAAATCTGGAGTAGTGCCACCCAGATAGATATTTACAGTTACACCGCTAGTACCCAATAGTGTTGTGCCGCCGTTTTCACCTGCACCTGTAGAGCCACCATTGCCGCCTCGCCCTATTGATATTGAGCCATCAATAAATACCAGGTTAACAATTGAGCCAGACGGGAATGAGCCCACTGAAATGGCTTGATTGAAGGTGTTTTGGCCGTAAACTGGCTTTGAAAAAATAAATGTGAAGGTGTCTGCAGTAACGGGGCCGCCGGCTATCGTGTATAAATTATTGTCATATTCAGCGTTTACTATTAAATCTGAGCCAGCGAACGCGCCGATGTAAGGGTTGTACGTTACGGCTGTAATTTTATAGCTGCGGCCAGTGCTAGACGTTGGCGCTATCTTTATGATTTGAGATCGCAATCCTGTGACTGGGTTGCCGTAAAAATCCTGATTCGAGGCTGTATTAATTTCTACAACATCCCCCAGCGAAAAATTAAGGTTTGCTTCTTCAACAGTGCCAATAATTTTTTGTGGGCGATTACTGAAACGCTGGGCATAGCGAACGGTGGTTAAATCAGCGGTTTCAATATTGCTGAGTTTGTTGGAAAGTATGATTGATTTACCCAGATCTTTAACTTTCTCTGCGTTGTAATACAACTCACCCTCAAGGGTTGTGTCATACGCTAAACTAGAGCGGGCGAAGTTGGCATCATCGTCACTTTCAGTGATTTTTCTTTTGTCGTATTGCAAAAATGCGCGTGAGTAATAGAGTTCGGCGTCTTCATCAATGCTGATGGACCCGTAATTAATTTCAATACCTTCGCGTAAAATGGCAGACGTTGTATTCCATGGGCTGGTTGCTTTTATTACTATTTTACCCGTGGTCAAATCTGTCCACATGTCCAGCATTAACGTTGCGCAGAAGTCATCTAGGAACGTGGTTGTGTCATTGTGTTCGTAAATAATGGTATCAATCGAGCCTTTTAGATTGGGCAACCATTCATCCAATTCAGCTTGTACAACCGTGGCGTTGTAGTTATCGCTGGTTAAGTCTGCGTCTTCAAACACTTTAACCAACAAATCATACGGATCCGCGTTGACAAACTTCCTTCCTCGGAATACCTCGTCACCCGCTGAATGTTCAGTAGGTTCGTTTAGAATAGTTCTCGAACCAAGGGTGATTGTATTTGCTCGAACCACAGTGAGTGTAACTGATGAAGAGTTTCCGCTGGCGTTTGTGATCATCATCAAATCGCCACCTACAACGGCCGTAAAATCTGAGTATGGGGTCCAGTCTGCAATGTCAGCATCCATTGAAATGCTGGTTTCGCCAACGGTAATATCACTTTGCAGCGTGCCTGTGACTATTTTAGGAAAATCGCTGTTTTCATCATCTGCCTTATACAGCACATCCTTGCATGTGAATGTCCACATGTCAGCGCTGCTTTGCTTTACATCAACAAGCAGATAGTGATGGGTTCGCTTAAGTGTGGATGTGTACCCGTCACTTTCGTAATACAGCACGCGGATAGGTTTATTTGTTAGTACATTTCGGGCTTTTAATTTACCGAAGTATGAACCCTGTTCTTTGATGTTAGGGTTTGAAATTAAAGCAGGGCTTGATAGGTTCGGATCGCCTATAAAATCACGCATACTAATGGTGCACGTTGCTGTACTAGCCACACCATTACCCGACTTAAGCGCAGGGGTGGTTTCGCTCACCTTATTCACGCACTTATATACATCGGATTCAGACAAAATTAATGATGTGTCTGTGTACTTGTGGGTTTTGGTGATGATTGTGTGATTACTTTGATCGGTACATGTCAGCGGAGTACCAAAGCCAGCATTACCATTCTTTGTGCATGCGCTCGTAACTTCGGGTAAATCAAGCTCGATAACGTAATAGTGAAATAGGCTCATGCAACAACCCTGAACGAGAGCGAAATATCAACCAATGTTGTGGTTTGCGAATGGGTTGCCACCTTTGAACTCGAAAGTTCAAATAGCGCACATGATTCATCTGGTTTGTTTTCTTCTTCGTAATCCAGCTGGGAAAGAACGCCCGTTTCATTGTATAGGGTAAAGATTTCTTGTAGTTCGGTTCGGGCCCAGTCCTTATACATGTTTCTAAATGTAAGGCTTAGTTTTGGTGCAATGGTTTCTTGCACTCTTTTGACAGGGAAACCCGCTTCGTTGGCCGTAACACGATTAGTGACATTGTTACCCAAATAAAAAAGGCCTTGCCCGGCATTAGTTCCCCAGGCAATGTGGCTTACTAACCCCGCTTGCATATAGCTAATTGTTTTAGTGCCGGTGCCCGTAATCTCTACAGTTAAATCATTTAGCGTTGTGGCCACACCTATATAGAAAACCAAGTTTTTAATTGGTCGAGTGATAGTAAACGAGCGAGTGAATCCGGTTCCGGTAAGCGTAACAACATTGCCAATTTGCACATTTATGCCATGCAGCGCGACATATTCACACTCGCCCACAGTATCAAACGTAAATGAAAAATTACTGGATGAACTACTCACCACGCGGGAAAAATCAGGATCTTGTAAATTTGATAGATTGCCGCTATTCAATGAGCCAGATTCAAGAGAAATGCTGTTCGCACCAATGATGTTTGTTTTACTTAAGATCATTAAATGCGCCTCTCACTTTCCGCTTTCTTGATGTGGCGGCCAACCACTTCAACGGCTTCATCACTGAATTCAATAATCATACGCTGGGTGGAAATGTCATCACCGGAAATATCAGTAACAGAAGCGCTCTGCTCGTTATAGCTTTCTGTAACTTGCTCGGCGGGTTCAGAAACGGGGGTTACTGTTGTATTACCATCGGGTGTTGATGCCCAAATTGCGGCTATTTGTGCCGCGCCAGTTAACGCTGTAAATGTTGCCCCATAGTAATCTTGCTTAGCGAGCGCTTTAGTAACACCCTCAGCGGTATTCATGCCTGCGTTCGAGGCAGACAACCCCTGTTGAATTTTATGTGCTGTTTTACTGTTATTACCCAAGCTAGTTAAAAGCTGAGTACCTAAATCCATTTGGTTTTTAACAGAAGATTCTGACCAGAAATTTTCTAAATCTGTTTTTTTCTTCTTATCGTCTAAGTCCTTTTTGCTGAGCGCACCAAGTTTAGTGAAATAGTCTTCATATGAGATAAGCTGGTTTTCAAGCTTCTCGTTTAATGATTCCAATTCAGCTTGGTTTTTTTCTTCAAGCGCTTCTGGGTCAACTGACTCAGGCGAATAAGCCGCAATAATTTCTTTTAACTTAGCCTGATATTCTTCTTGAGAAATTAGCTTTTCATCGAGTAGCTCTTTTAACGTTTCTGATTCGGTTACCGCCGCATCAATCTTCGCCTGCTCTTCCGTTTGGGCTAATTCACGCGACTGCGCTAAATAGTCGGCTTCTATCGCCATTTTCATGGCGTTTTTTTCATCTAACTTTTCTTTAGTTAGGTTCTTTTCATCCTCGTACATGCTTTCGAGAATGGCTAAACGGGCGTTTTTTTGATCTTGCAGTAATTGAAGTTCGCTTTTATTTGCATCTTCAACCGCTTTTAGTTCATTTAAAAGCTGTTCCTCTAACTTGATAGAGTCGGCACCAGATGTGCGCTCAGATTTCAAATTACCTTTTTTAGACTCTAAATCTAGTGCGCGCTGCGTTGCTTCGTTTTCTTCCTCTATTGCCTGTTTTCTGGCTTCCAATACAGGGAGCGTATCTTTCAGTTCTTTAAGCCGTTCTTTGTTGGCCTTGCCCGATCGACCGTGATGCGTTAGGTTCTCGTAGGTTTCAACTTCCTCATTCAACAACTTTTGAAGCTTTTCGAGTTCTTCTAAAGATGTAACCTGATCGGCTAATGAGTGCTCATCAACAATGCGGTCTAAGTCCATACCCGTTTGACGTGCGGCAAAGAATTCAGCGAGAGCTTTGGTGGCTTCATTGATGGCGGGTAGGAAGGGGGCGATTGCGTTGTTTAGGAAGTTAACGAAAGCGCCTTGGGCTAAATCTACGTTATTTGCCAGGGCGGCAAACTGAGCGCGTTCTTCTTCTGATAACTCTACATTGATTGAATCGAACGTATCTGCCAAATCTTGTGCAGCTTCACCGCCATCACGCAACAGCGGAATTAGCGCAGTAGTATCTGATGCCATTCCCTCGAGGGCGAAACTCATTTGCTGAGTGCTTTTGCCTGCAGCATCCATGCGGTTAACCATTTCTTGCAGTACATCTTGACCGCTCATGGTTTCGAATTCACCGGCTAATTCTTGCGCCTCTTTCGAGGTGTAGCCCATTACATCAGCAAAGTCTTGAAAAGCGCCGCCGCCCGTAGCGAGAAAATCACCCACTTTCTCTTGGGTGTCTTTCATAATATCGCCGAACTTTTCGCCATCGATACCAACGGTACCGAACACAAAAGAAAGGCGTTTAAATTCTTCAACCGTTAACCCGGCAATGTTTGCCATGGTTTCAGTTTCTTGAATAGTTCGCCCTTGCGCTGCAGCATAGGAAACTAACGCAGACGTACCAGCAACAACGGCTGTTGTTACCGCGGCCACGCCAGTAGCAACGGCAGATAATGGGGCTTTTAGGCTTTCCAAGTTGCCCAGCATGCCATCAGATTCGTTTTTGAACTTCTTAACGCTGGCTTTGCCGGTTGATAGTTCTTCACGTAACGCTTTGGTATCTGCAGCAATTTCAAATAAGAACTTTTCTGTACTCATTTAATTAAATACCTATCATCACGGGCGCCATTAGCCCGCCGTTCTGCGTTAATCATCATTGAAACATCACCTGAGTTAGCGGTTTCGCCAAGGTTGAGAAGATGGTGTAATTCTGGATAGTCGAGCAACCAAGCCTCTGTTGGGGAAATCTTAAGCTTGGTAACGAGCTCTTTATAGAAAGCCCAATAATCGACAGTAAAAGGTTGAACCGAACTAGACTTTGGAAGCGCTATCCAGTTTGTTCCTTTTTTTTTATGTCGCTGACAGTGGCGCGAAACTCTTGATCTATCTTATTTGCTACATCGAACAAAATAAGCGGCCATGGCTGAATGAAGTCGCTGTCTTCATCTTCAACTGGGCGCCAGCCCACTCTGAACATGGCGTCTTGGATTTGTTCTAATTCAATAGAACTATCACCTTGTTTCACTAACGCATGAAACGCTTCTGAAGCGGTTTCAAAGTCAACGCACTGATAAAGGGCGCGCATCAGTGTAATAGTGGGCTTTGATTGATTTGCGATGTAGGTTTCAAGGAATGAAACCAGCGTAAACCAAAGATCTTTATTCGTTTTGGTTTTAAACTGGCGCATGGCGGCCAAGTTCATCTTAAACGGGTATGTTTTATAGCAAAGCCTAAGTTCCATCAGATATCCTCGCCCACTGATAGAATAGAGATAGAGCTTGTTACCTTGTCACCAACGGGGGCTGTATCAGATGGCGCATTAGGAATACCATTAAAGCGAATCTGATCTGCAACTAAGCCAGTACCATAATCCAGCATGTACTCGTCAATGTTGCCCGCCAGGCTATTAGCACGAAGCAACTTGTATTCGGCGTCATTGCTGTAAACAATATTGGCGGTAATTGTGCGGCCTTTTGTTGACAAGTTGGCATCCATCAGCGTTACAAAGTCATTGTGTGACTTACTAGTAATTTCGATGGGTGTACCATTAAATGTTGATGTCAGTTCCAACTGACCAACTATTACCGCGTCTTCGGTGCCAGTGAAGCGGTAAAGCAAGCAGCGGGTACCGTTTGCTTCATTGCTCATTATGCTGATGCCGCCGTATGTTGTACTTCACCACTGGAAAGGAACGTAATCGAAGTAGTGACTTTATCACCCATAGGCAATGCATCAGAAAGACCATTAGGCACCATTTTGCACGAGAACGCTTCACCCGTATCACCGTAAACAATAGAGTAATCGGCCTGCGTGCCGGTTATCGCATCAGCGCGGACTTGCTTATAAGAAGCATCGCTGTTGTAAACTAAAGTACCTGCAACTTGTAACTGCTTACCTGCTAGTTCACCAGACAGCAATACCACCCAGTCTTGGTGTGACTTATTGCTAATATCAACGGGTGTGCCGTTGAAAGTTAAGGTGCATTCCATCTGGCCCACAATGGTAGATGTACCGCGTTTGATTAATACCTGAGTGCCGTTTAATTCACCAGCCATTAGCGTTCCCCTTTTAGGTATAAAAAAACCCCGCTAATTAGCGGGGCTTAGAATAAGTTGAGTGTTAGTTAAGCGCTTGGGTTATCGTGCTGGCTGAAATATTCAACCACGAATTCCAACCGGGTTTTACAGGTGTAATCAACACCTTCGCCGTTGTATTCCGGTTCACCCATGTTTTGAAATGTAATTCTAAAAACGAAATCCAAATCAAGCTTCTGCATCTGCAAAACCTTCAGTTCGATTTGCTCTCGTATATCCAGCATGGCCTCATACAAGCTATCTTTACCAACGCGAACGCTTATATCTGTATAAAGCGTTAGTTCGTGCTGGTACATTTCCTTTGTTAGTTCCTCGCGTGTGTCTGGGCCCATTAATACAGTAACAAGTGGAAAGTCTTGTTCTGTATCAATATCGGTTTTCACAACATCAGCAACATGCCATTCTTTTAAAAAAAGTAACTGCTCGTGAAATCTGTTAATTATCTCTCTGGCTTTATGCACGCTTTAGTTCCACTGTGTAAAAAGGATCGTCAAAGTCTTCTCTCGGGATTCGACCAATAACAAAATTTTGGCCTCTGCAAACAACGGACGCACCCTTTTTAAGCAAGGGTGCGTCATTTTTATTGAAGCTGAGCAAAACTTCACGTCGATAGCCGCTTTCATCTTCAAACTGCTCATCCTCGATGGTGCATTTTAGTTTTACACCATCAACGAAAACAGTATTTCCTAGATGCTCAATTACATCGCTGCAGGCATCGTTAAGTAAGCGATCTATCTCGTCCATGTTTACTCTTCGTCTTCGCTTTTTGCTGTTTCTTTGCTAACGGCCAAACCTTCTTCAATGAGTCCTTTCGCTACCGATTCAATAAGTGAGTGTGAACCGGGCTTAAGAGGTTCTGCACCTGGTACAAGCTGAACAGTTTTAGAAAGGGAAACTTCCATCTTGCTTTCAGTTGTAACTTTTGCGGCTGTGCTATTAGCATCTTTAGCTGTAGCCGCTTTTTGCTTTGCTGTTTGAGTAGCCATAAATATCCTTTAGGCGGGGTAAACCCGCCCAATTGAAGAATTAAAGGACTGTTACATCAACGAACGCGTTTGGATCAGGCGTAACCATAAGTGGCGCTGATTGCGTCATAATGTACTCAACCGATGGATCTTCTTGCATCCAGTTTTTCGGATAGCGAGAAGCAGAAACAATACCTTCATCGTTAGCGCGAACATCTTGGATAGCACCGTAGCAACGAACACCATCATAAGACGAGTTGCCAAGCAGAATTTTACCTGCAGGCATATAGTATTCCTTGTTACCTGTTTCAGCATCGATGTACTGGCCTGTGTAAACCCAAATAGCCACATCACCAAAGTAACCTTTAAAGCTAACTACCATGCCAAGGTCTTTAGTTGCCGTTTCCATTTCTGAAGAGCTGCCTCGGCGAGTGTCTAAGTTGTCTTTTACAGACTTGAACGAGTAGAACTTAGCCCAAGCCGTTTTACCCATAACGATAGTGTTAATGTTACCAGTAGCATTTTCAGCCCACGTAGCAATGTCGTCCGTTGGGTCATAGGTATCAGGATCTACAGCATCCCAATTTGCGGCACCTATTAGAGTGATGCTGTTCTCGGGGTTACGGCCAAAGTCAACTACTTGCTTTTCATAGTCTTCACCTTCAACGGTAACAGAGCCAGTAAGCACGGCTTGTGCTGCCATCCATTCCTCACGAGCGGTAATTGCTTTGTCTTGGCGGTCAAGTAAATCAACTACCGTTGCTTGCTTGCGTTGAGCTGGTGTTAGTTCACCCAAATAAGATTCACCAGGGCGGCGCTTCAAGTTGTTCGAGGGCTTAACTACGTGCTTAGGTTTAACATAAGCGGGAGTGAACTTTTTAAGTTCGCCGCCTTTCTCTTTGTGTACCTTACCAGCAATAACTGGTGATACGAACGGGGCCATAACTACATCGTCATGGATTTTGTCAAAGTGAATGCTTTCATCTGGCGATGTAACAACACTGCCAAAGAACAAGCGCAGAAAAAACGGATCAAATTTGCCCATTGTAGAAACAATTGAAAGCATTGTGCTAGTTGCTAGAGGGGTAAACATTGTGCGCGCTCCTTATAAAACGGCTGATTGTTTTTGTAGGCTGATTGGTGTACCTACAAAAGCAGTTAATTTTTTAGTGGCATCAAAGCTTG